ATCACGGGACGCACTTGGTTGCCAGTCATTTGACCGACTCCCAAACCGAATGTCAAGTCATTGAGCAAATATCTGGGCGAACGCGTCCTCAACTAGTTTGGGGTTGTCGGCCATAAGCGGCGAGATTTCTACATGAGTCCAGTCCGCACCGGGTGTGCCTCCGTTGCGTGTCGGAGTCCAAGCCTTCCAAGCGTCACGGTCGCATCGGTACCCAGCGCCAAACTTGGTGAGGTTCGGTAGTGGGCATCCTGTGCCGTCGTAAGCGTGGATCTCTTCAATGCCTAAAAGGTCGCGGTGTTGAAACAGGAATTCGACTAGGGCTTTGCGTTGGGCTTTGGTGCCTTTCAGGTCGGTGGCTCGCCATGTCGCGTGGACGGACAGCTGCGGGCCTGAGCGCATTGGTCGGTTCGCGTAGATGCCGATGTTTTTTACACCGAACAAATACTCACAGAACTCTACGAATCGTTTTGTGCCGGGGCGGGGTGTGGGATGGTTGCCGTCGGTGTTCCCTGTGTACGGTCTGCTAGTCATTGTCTTTGTCCTTCTCCTGTTTGTCTCGCAGGCCATTACTTGCGAGGACTCCGCCCAAAAGTCCCAAAAGTGCCATGAATGCTGGGTTTAGGATGCTAAGGAACTCTTGGTCTGTGGGTGATGGTTCAAGCGGTTGTACGACGAATAGCACTCCGTACAAAATACCTAGCATGGAGATTCCAAACACAAATGACAGCGTGATGCCGACGACAAATATGAGTCGGGCTTTGATCTCGGAATTGCTCAGTTTTCTCATGGTGTGGTTGCTCCTATGGAAGTGTTGCATCTACGGCCGTCGGGTTTAGTTTCGCAGGTGTGTCGAGTGCGGTCGGTGCATCCAGTGACGACAAACATGAGCACGACAGCGAGAGCTGCGACGACGGCAAGAATTTTCATGGCCAAGAACCTGCGCCAGTGCAAATGTCGTTGTCGGGTCGTTCGTCAAATGGTTCTAGTTTGATTCCGCAACCGCCACAAAAAATGTCGTCAGGTGTTCCGCACATGTCGTATAGAACACCGTCGTGACTGCAGTCTTTTTCTGTACATTTAACGCTAATCATTATGCCACCTCGTAAATAATTGACATGCTTACACCGTCGCCGTTAGCCAACGTCATCGCTGGCGAGTTAGCACCCATGTTATTTGTTGCGCCGTAACTCAACGCTGCTATTGCTGTAGTTCCGGAAGTAACTGCTACGCCTGTGTACCAACCAACTCCACTGTCTTTAATAATAAATTCGCCAAGACTACGAAAATCTGTGTTAGATAAAGCGTCAAGACCTACGGGCAAACTGATTGTGACAATGCCATTAGCGGCGCCAGCACTTGTCACTGTCGCCGCCACTTGCACAATCACATTTTTGTTGATTCGTGCATATTTGGCGTAAGTAATGGTGGCAGTGACAGTTGTAGCCCCACCTTTTATAGTTGGTGTATAAGACTCCCATGCGGCCCCGATGGTGTTAAGCGTCGCACTGGTCAACACCTGCCCCGCCGTTGTTCCTGCTACCCATTGTGTCGCCATAATGTTTTCTCCTTTACCAGCCGAGTCGACTGGTATCTAAAATACCTAAAAAAGTGTTGTCAAGAATAAAAAACTGGTAATAAGTCGCTGGCGACAAATACAAAACCCATTCGGTTTGCTCGGGAGTCATGTTCACACTGTAACCCTCTAAAGCAACTAATTCAGTCGTGTCAGACCCAGCACCCGGTACACGGTACGCCAAATTAAATAAGATTTCATCACGCAAAATCATAAACAATGTGTAAGCCGTGTCATTTTGTGTTCGATCAGAAAACCTTATTTCAAAGCGTAAATCTGTCGGATCAGAAAAAGTGTTAACAATCCATTCAGCGTTACCTTGCGCCTGTGTCGTGTTGAAGTCAACAGTTGACGAAGAATAAAAAGTTGCGCCATAGGTTGAAACAGAGCTGGTGTTACTGGCTGTTTGGCTTGCTAACCCATTAGGAGAAATAGTTGCCGTATTGATAAAAGATAACCCGTTTTGAATTCGAGCAAATTCTTGATACGCGATAACGCTTGACGAAGAAGTACGACCAAACGAAACAGGAGTTGTGGCTTCAAATTGTTTTCTGCCATAAAAGTTAATGCGTCCTGCGGCACTGTCACGGTTTGTTCTTAAAATGCCACGCTCAGTCGCGTTCAAAAAGTTCAACTGGTTCAAAACTGTTCCTGTATAAGTTTGTGCTGAAGCCGTTGACTGCGTTTGCAGATTGCTTATTTTTACATTCGAGGGCAACGGGCCACCTGAAAGCGAAGTGAATTGAGTCGCCTGCAATCCTGTGGTCTGTTCTGACAACGATAAAGCATTTGCTTGAACACGACCAGCCCGACCAAGAGCATCAACACAAAAAAGCGTGGCTGTTGATAAACCAACATTGCCGGGGTGATCAGCAAAAGTTATTTCTTGGACTGCGTAAACATTTCCCGGGTCATTACCATAAGTGACGTCTGATCTGTCAGTGTCTAACAAAATTAAAGTATTGAAACTAAAATTTGTGACAAAGTTGGAAGAGTTGTTAATCGTAATTGTTAAAGTGCCTGCGCCGTAATCATCTAAATATTTTGTACGACCGTACGACATTGAAGCACTAAGAATTTGCGAAGTAAATTCTGTACCTTTAGAAAACCCTGCAGGGTTGTAATAAAACTTCCAATCACTAGCAGCCATTACATTGCTCGAGTGTTTACGGGTACTGGGCCAGACTGACGGACATACTGCTGAAGTGCTCTAACAATGCTGTTCGGGTCGCCACCGTTGACATTCACCGTGATCGTGTTGCCACCGCCACCTAAAGCATTGTTTGGGGTGATACTTCCAGACGTACCCGGTGTGAACAGTTCAGGTCCACGTTCACCAACAAGATAAGTCGAGCCACCAGCCACAGGACCGCCCATAGCACGCGCAGGCACTGTAGAGATACCTGCAAGCCCTAGCGCATCCTCAGGGCTTAAACCGCCGTACTCAGCACCACGGGCAAGATAACTGGCGTATTCGAGTGCAGCTGCTGAACCTTGCGTCTTAAATTTGAACAGGATTTCTTTGGATGAGATGCCGTCCATGGTGCCTGAGATACCAGCGAGCACGCCCGCATATCCAGCCAGTTTGGCTTCGTAGTCGTCAATGTCGGCTTGGGCCCCCGTACCGAACGCTTTAGCGGCAGCGGCTTCAAGTTCGGCTAAATCAATTTTGGCGTTATCTAGTGCGACTTCACGATCTAGTGTCCCGGTCAAGTTTTGCCATGCGGTGTCAGCGTTGACGATTGCGACACTGGCGTTAGTTGCCGCGGTCGCCAAGTTATCTAACGGAATCTTTGCGTTCTGAATTTGTGTCTTAAAGTTGCCAGCGTTGATTTTGTTTTCATTTAAAACGCCCGCTAACTCGCTAAGTTTTGTTTCGGCTTGCGTTCCGTTGCCAACAATGTCTTTGAACAATTCGGTTACTTTGCTGTCAAATTCTAAAGCGGCGGTTGCACCTTCAGCCAAAAAAGTAACCATTGGGATTAGTCGTTGACCAGACTTGACTTTGAGATCGTCGGCAGAGTCACCGAGACCGTCCATAGCGGCGCGGTAATCTCGAGCCATCCGCAGTTCGTCCTCAGAAATAACCTTCTGTTCCGACACCGCCGTTAGCGATGCGTTCAGATCGTCTGCGCCCATCTCAATAAGTTCGGCCATGGACTGCCAGCCCTTACCGAGAAGCTGAGCCGCAACCCTTGCTTTTTCTGCTGGGTCCTTAATCTTTTTCAGTCGGTCAATCGTGTTAAGAAAAGTCTCGTTAACGTCTAACGAACCGTCTTTCAGATAAACAAGGTCTACGCCAAGATTGCGAACCTTGTCAGGGTCGGCACCAATCGTCTTATTTAGACGACCGATAGCACCCTCAACGGCGTCAATCGGAATACCAATATCGCCAGCCGCTTCGATATAGCGTGACGCGTCCTCAACAGCCAAACCAGTCGCATCAGCAAACTTGCCCGCCGAAATCGCCATGTCTTGAAACGCTGTGATTCCATCAGCGACAAACTTGCCGACTGCGGCACCAGCTGCAACAGCAAACGTAGAAGCATTAGCGGCAACCGCATCCAAAGCGACTTTTGAACCAGCCTTAAACTTCCCGATGCCACCTTCAGCATTACTGACAGCAGTTTTGAAATCGTTGAACGCCGCTTTAGCGTTTTTGATGCCCGTATCTTCAAGACTGGTAATGATCGGAATGTTGATTGCCATTAGCGAATCCTTGCCATCTCTCGGTTTGCTTCGAGCACCACGGCCCTAATTGTGGAGTCCATTTCTCGTTCAATCATAGACAACGAGTCCGCTGCTTTAGCCCACATAAAACGCGACGGTTCACCGGGTAACAAACTGGCAAACATTGGACGCTGATACTTGGGTTCACGCTTAGACACTGTGCCTCCGCCTTTACCAGCCATGTCTACAATCGCCACAGGCGCGCCCTTAGTCGTAATACGAACAATGTTGACAGGGACACTCATACGAGGCTCGTTGAGGTTCCTGCGGGGCTTACGGCTGTCAATCTTGATCACCGAGTTCTTGCGCTTGCTCCACCCGGTACGACCGTTGTGAGCCATTCCAGACAGCGGAGGTGACGACGGAATCGACTGGTTAATTTCAGCCAGCAACGGCTTCAAAATGTTGCGGATGTCTTTGTTCAATTCACGCTTTAAAGCAGGGTTGATTTTGCCAAGTTCTCTCAGCGTTTCGCCCACACCTTTCACCTGAATTGTCATCGTTTGCTCTCGTTCTGCTCGATTATCAACCTGACCATCTCATCAATGATCTGGGCTGGTGTTTCCATCAGATCCAACGGACTGATGCCTGTACGAACAGCGAGCTGCGCGATCAGGTTTGTGGCTCTTCCTGCGGGCCCTGTTTGGCTTTTGGGACAAACGTGATATCCATAACGTTCTCAACCCAAGTGCTAAACAACGGCACCACAATCTTTTTGGTTCGTAACGCATCCCAAGCCAACCATGCAAGAGGCTTGAACTTCATGTCCTCTAAGAAACGGCCCACGGAGAGCGTGGGGTGGTGATCTTCCCACCTGCACGCAACTCCGTAAGTGATCGGTGCTTCGAATGTTTCACCGTCAGCCATTTCTACTTTTAATGTCATGCCAATCATGTCGGGGTCCTTTAATTAGTTACTGATTACGGGTTGGTGATGTCGCGGGCCCAAGTGCCTCCGACATAACTTACGCTGACTTGGCTGAGCTCTCCAACGGTCGTTACGATCGGCGTGAACGAAGACAACATGGCATTAGAAATCGTGTACTCAGGGTTGCTCGCGGACTCGGTTGTGCCTGCTGGTGAAATGACCAGAGTGGTGGTGCCGTCGCCGACCTGATCAAACAGGGTGGCTTCAATTTCGCCAGTTCCGTAGTTCATGAACATCGTCAAGGTGACGTTCACCATTTGGAGGCCCGACACGAAGCGGTGCCCGGTATCGCCGAACGAAGTTGATTCCAGAGAATCGTAACCGATTTCGAGGCTGGCCGCAGAGGTGTTCTGAGTGACATCCACTCCACCAATGGTGACGGTTGGGTTGGACAAGTAAACGGTTTTTGTTGTGGGCATGGTTTTTCCTTTATGGGATGCGCTTGGAAGCGATTCTGATAGTTAGGTCGTATGCGGGTAGTTCTTGTGAACCGATTTGAGCGAGCGACGGTGAGCCACTCAAAACGGCGATCGGGCTGTTCATGATTGTGTCAACCACTCCGAGAATGTAATCGGATGCGTCTTGGTTGCCGGGTGGCGCGCCCAAGACTCGGAGATCAACTGTGATGTCTGCAACTTGGTTGTTGAAACAAGTAAACGTCGGTAACTCCACGAACACGGTGAGCGGTCGTGCGTTGCGCGGATCGGTGACTGGCTTAAGCCCAAGGGCTGTGAGCGATGCTGACACCGTGTTGATGGTGTCCGTGAAAATGCCTGCCACATCAAGCCACCTGACTGCGTTTAACGCCGAGCAACTGGTTCACTCGACCCAAGGTCATCAGCGGTGGTCCGCTCATGTCACCAAACGACGCGTAACTGTCTCCAGTGGTTCCGCGTTCACGGTAAAGCCCTGCAGCGTAAAGCGTTGTGCCAAGCAAGACGGCGCTGTTAGGTGCGCTGTTCAATTGGTCGTGATATCCAGCCTGCACACGTCTGGAAAAACACCATGCGTTCGCAGCTGCAACACAAGTCGTGAGAAACGCGGTGTCATTTGCCGTGGCCGACGCGATCCCAAGAAACTCTGTTACAACTGCGACCGTGGTCCATGTACAGGTTTGGGTCCATGTAACTGTTCCTGTCGCTGCAGTTCTTTGATAGTTATCAAAGTTTGATTTGACAAGTAGTTGATTCGTGATGGTGACTTCAAAATCATATTGAAAATCACCTTCATAGCCGACACCAACAAACTCAAAAGTAGGAACCGCTTGAACGATGTAAGTCGCATCA